CCTCTGTATTCCAGTAACCACGTCACACAGCCTGCATATTCATTAGTCGCTGGTGATGTGAACCCTGACTATGCGCAGGATCTGTCAAACGTTCGTGGCTTCGTGTTCCACCGTGACGCTGTTGGTGTTGTGTCTCTTCTGAGCCCTTCACTGCAACTCACAGGGAACGAGTTCCGCGTTCAGTACCAGTCCGATCTGATGGTCGCCCGTCAAGCTCTCGGCATGGGTCAGCTTCGTGCTGAGTGTGCTGCTGCTATCTCCGTCTCAGTCTAAGCTGATCTAGGAGATGGGGAACGAGGGGGTCAGGCAACTGGCCCCTTTTTTCATGCGCCATAGACTGTGTTCATCGTCCCCGTAGATGACAAATGGGTCTAGCCGAGCAGACCAAAGCCCAAGGCAGAACGACGCTGTTAGATGCAGTGAACGTTTGCCTGGAGAACATTGGCGAGCAGCCGGTGGACAACCTCGACAACGAGCAGATTCAGGATGCTCGGATTGCAGAAAGGACAATCCTTGAGGTCCACAAGGAAGGCCAAGTCAAAGGCTGGAGTTGGAACACTGAATACAGCTATCCATTTCGGAAAAACGCAACGACCAATGAGATCAAGGTTCCTGAAACGGTTGTGGAGTTTGCCCCAAACCCGTATCAATACAACGGTCGTTTTCAGCTGAGGGGCACAAGGGTTTACGACTTAGTGAACCGAACGTTTCAGTTCGACAGCACGATTGAAGAGTTGGCTGCTGATGTCATTTGGCTGCTGTCATGGGATTCAGTACCTGAGGCATACAACCGTTGGGTGACGATCAGAGGCGCACGGATCTTCTCGGATAGAAGCCTTGGTTCTGAAGCGTTGTTCAAATACACCTTGAAAGACGAGCAGGACGCTCAGGCAATCCTTGAACGGGTGGAGTTGCAGCAGGAAAGCCCAAACATGCTGACTGACAACTATTCGTTCCCGACATATCAGGCCAGTTCTGGGTTGATGAACCGTCGCGTCTCTATCGGTTCTTCAATCTTCTGATGAAAAACGTAGCCGTCACAATCCCTAATCTCATCCAAGGGATTAGCCAACAAAGCGATGCGCAAAAGGATCCCAGCCAAGGTGAGATCCAAGTCAATGCAGTCTCATCAATTGCAGAGGGGCTGAGGAAACGCGACAGCACAAGGACACTGGCTGAAGTCAGCAACGTTGGGTTTGGCGATGCTTTCTTTCACACGATCCTTAGGGATCAGCAAGAGGAGTACATCGCTGTTATCACCAGCTCTTCAATTGAGGTTTTTGATTTAGCGGGGAACCCGGCAACAGTTACGGCTGACGCTTCTGCATACGACTATCTGGCGACTGTTACTTCTGCCAGGCAGCAGATTCGTGCCGTCACGATTGCTGACTTCACGTTTATCACCAACATCCTGAAGCCAACAGCGACAGGAACAGCGACTGCTCCCAAGGTCAGCAGGCCAGCCCATGAATGCCTGGTCTGGGTCAAGCAAGCCGCTTATGGCAATAAGTACATCCTGAATGTGAATGGCTTTGAGTCAACGGTTGAGACGCCAGTTGCTCCAGTCGTTAGTGATGGTTCCACTGTCACCGAGAACAGGATCGGCTCAGAAACGATTGCTCAGACATTGATCGACGGCTTGAACAGTGCTGGCCTCAGTGGCTACACGATTTCTAGGAGTGGTTCTGTTATTTGGATCCGCGGCAATTCGCCAATCACGGTGAAAGCCACTGATGCCAAAGCCAACAGCACGATCACTGCAATCCTGAATGAAGTGCAGGTCTTTACTGAGCTGCCAACGATTGCCCCTGAGGGCTATCAGATCGAGATCACTGGAGATCCGGGCACCGCATTCGATAACTACTACGTGGAGTTTGAGCCTCGTAGCGGCACCTTTGGAGAAGGTGGCTGGGCTGAAACAGTCAGCCCTGGCGTTGAGTACGAGCTTGATGCGGCGACCATGCCGCATGTCCTGATCAGGAAAGCCAATGGCGATTTCTGGTTTGGACCCGTCAATGGCCAAACAGTTGCTGGCATCCCTGATGGCGTACCTACATGGGGTGAGCGTGTCGCTGGTGATTACGAAACAGCTAAAGACCCATCATTTGTTGGTTACCCGATCAATGACATCTTCATCTACAAGAACAGGCTCGGATTCCTGGCTGACGAAAATGTTGTTCTCAGCCGAGTTCGCGAATTTTTCGAGTTCTTCCCCGAAACAGTCACCACCGTTTTGGATACTGATCCTATTGATGTTGTGGCTAGCAACAACAGGGTCTCCGTTCTTAAGTACGCGGTCCCATACCAAGACGAGCTGATCCTGTTCTCTAGTCAGATTCAGTTCAGATTCAATGCTGCTGAAACGGTTCTGACACCAGCAACGGCACAGATCACTGTGCTCACCCAGTTCGACGTAGACACCGGAGTCAGGCCACAGCAGGCAGGTGGCGGCATCTTCTTCATGCAGGCCAATGGCCAGTGGTCACAGATGCGTGAGTTTGCAGTGAGGGGTGCGGGTACGGCCCTGACTGCTGATGCAGCGGACTTGACTGGTTATGTATCTAGCTACATCCCAGACGAGTGCTACAAGCTGACGATCAACGATGCAGGTGGCGCTGCATTCCTAATCAGCGGCAAAGCACAAAGCGCCACTGGCGCGAAATACCAAAGCAGGATCTACACCTACAAATGGTTTTTGCGGAACTCTGGCAATGGTGCAGAGCGTGTTCAAAACAGTTGGTCACATTGGGAGTTTGGGGCTGATGAGATCCTCCAGGTTGTTTGCATTAGAGAGACGCTTTATTGCCTGATGAGATACGGCTCCAAGGTTTACCTGGAGGCCATGCCTGTCTTTGACAGGGCAGATGAAGTGGTCTTTGCCCCATACCCGTTGCTTCTTGATCGCTTGGTTGGGTCAACCACCGCAACTCCAGCGTCAGTGCGGATGAGCAAAGGTGTTTACAACAAGCAGAAGAATGAGACGACATTCACGCTGCCGTATGTAGCGACAAAAGAAGTACAGGTCTGGACGGCTTACAACATGTCTGGCCCTGGCGTTAAGGCTGGCCCACGCCTTCTTGGTTCAACAAGCTCTGGAACCACCGTTACGGCAAGAGGCAATTGGTCGCTTGAGGAGATATGGGCCGGAGAACCTTTTGAGTTCCGCTATCGCTTCTCACGATTCAAGCTGATGCAGGACATCGGCGGTGGCAAATCAGTCCGCGCCACAGTCCGAACTCAAGTTCGTCAGGCCAAGCTTGGTTATCACGAATCTGGCTACTTCGAGGTCAAGACCTTGCCGGAACATAGGGCCGAAGGTTTGTATGTTTTTGACGGGACGACCATTGCGGTTAGATCGTCGTCAGTTGGCAACCCTTCTGTGATGCCAGAAAACGCTCCTCGCTATTACGAGGGCGTATTCAACATTCCGATCATGGGTCGTGGTGATCGCGTATTAGTGGAGTTGTTGAACACCACGCCGCATCCTTGCAAGTTCAGCACTTGCGAATGGATCGGCGGAATTACCAGCCGTTCAGGAGCGACTTGATGCAGTGGATCATGGAGCCATCAGCAAGTGATGCCATGGCAATTGCCGATAACCTCAGACCAGCAGACGTCACTGAGGTAATGCTGAGTCATGGCATGGATCCATTTGAAGCAGTGAAGTCCAGCTTTTGCCAGTCAGACATCTGCCGTGGAATTGCAAGCGATGAGGGCGTTCCTGTCGGTCTCTGCGGGGTTGTAGACCATCGCATCTGGATGCTGGGAACTCCTGAGCTAACCGCAACACGAAGGGGCAGGTGGCAGTTAATCGTTGAGGGGCGAAAATGGGTAGATAGTTGCTTTGAAGAAGTGGGCGGTCCGCTGTTCAATCAGGTCTATTCCAAGAATGCTGAGTCAATTCGCTGGCTAAAGATGCTTGGTTTCACTGTTGACCTCCCCAAGCCAATTGGGAAGTCAGGCGCTTTGTTCTGTGATTTCTGGAGGAACAACTAATGATTGTTATTAGTCCCCTGGTCCTGGCCGCAGGGTCAGGCGCTCTCAACTTCGGTATGGGAATGCTTGGCAATCAAGCCAAGC